AATTGACGGATCAACGCTTGAAGGGTCTCCAACGCCACCCGAAACAATAACTAGATTTGGAGTGGTGCTTCCGCCAGTTTTTGCAACATGAAGAATACCTAGCGGGGCATCCACTCCAATACCCACCTTCCCATCGCTCTTGATGGTCATGCGAGCGGTTGGTGATGATGCGCTATCGGCAGTGGTGCTGAAGACGAGGCGGCCGGGATAGTCGCTCGATCCGGCACTTCCATCAACCTCGCAAGCAATCTGCCCATAGATTCCACCTGCATTGTCCGAAAATGGAAGATAGGTAATCCCCTCTCCAGCGGTCAATCCGGTAGAGCTTGAATCTCTTCGGAAATATACAATGCTGGGCTGCCCTGACGAAAAGTTATTACCCTGGAAGACGGCTCTAGCGGAAACAGAGGCACTAGACGTCCCCACCAACAGGCGGCCCGAACGGTCAATGGTTGCCTTTTTTGATCCCTCAATATAGAAAGATAAACCATTGTAAGTGCCGGTTGAGGATCCAGTGTCTAGCCCAAGGTCGCCAGTGGCGTTATCAACAAATAAGCCGATCCGGTGGTTATTAGAGCCATCAAGTACAATTGCTTCGTACGAAACCTTGCCAGATGTGTTTGAAAGCCTGACATTTCTGCCGCTGCTAAATAAAGAACTGGCGTCAGCAGCGCCAATCCCTACGTTGCCTCCGTTGGGATTTAAAAGCAGCGAGTATTTTTGACTTAGATCTGTCCTGTCGGTGGCCTGAATCCACGGGGCACCACTGTTGCAACCAAAGTCCAAAACACCTGTGGTCCCAGAGCCTCCAATGCGAATTGCGGCATTTGGTTGACTGGTGCCCGATGTAGCTGGAACGCCTCCACCTCCAGTGATTCTTGAGTGTAATAAAACGTCAGGGCTCGTAGTGCCCACCCCTACACGCTGTGACGAGTCAATCGTTACTGCAGTAATTGCACCCGTATTTGCCGACGCAGATGTTGCCAGTTCAATGCTGCCTCCAGTGGAGAGGCCGTTCACATTGATAAATGCAGTTCCACGCGCACTGTTGGGGATAGTGCCGTCAGTCGGCCTGCGGTTGACTGCAACCTGAGTTGTATCCCCTACCGTTCCCAGATACATGGCATTAGTATTGCCATTGATTCTGATGTTCTGAGCTGCAGATCCTCCGAGATGTAGAACCTCTGCTGGGCTAGAAGACCCCAAGCCTACGCGGCCTGATCCGTCAATAGTGAGCCTATCTCCACCATTGACACGCGCTGTTAACTGATTGACTCCAGCTCCACCAGGGTTGTACCAAATGCCCAGTCCGTCCCTGGCGCTGTTGTAGCAATAGAGAGCGTCGTTGGTTGAAATGACACCACGGCAGTCAAGCGTGGTCGAGGGAGCGTTGGTTCCTATGCCTACGTTGCCCGGACCAGTTACACAGAACCTTTCAACCCAACTGCTAGAAGCATAGTTCCAAATACCAAAACGCCCTTGCGTCCCTTGAAGCGCAATCGTATCAGTAGCTGTTCCGGTGCTGAGGGTTAGGTTTGGTCCTGTTTGAATTCCTGTTCCAGAAGAAGATCTGGTAATTTGAATATCTTGCGCAACATCAGTTGAACTGTATCCTGCTACGTTTAACTTGCCGACAGGGCTGCTAGTCCCCACCCCTACGCGCCCGCTCGAATCAATCACCAGCGAGTTGACTGGTGCGCTGCCGTTGAAGCTGACGGCTTGCGTGCTGCCTGCAGTGCCTGCGCCGACGATGTTGACGGTGCCGGTGGAGGTGATGCGGAGGCGTTCGGTTCTTGAGGTGTAGAAAGCGTGCACTCCACCGCTTGCATCACCAGCGAAATAATGAAGATCAGCGCTCGCGCCGACCCCGAAACCGTACGCTTCCGTAGCGGACTTATATAGATTGATTTTCAGTGCATCCCAAGATGCAGAACCGGTTTTGTATGTGTTATCCAGCGTTAAGGATGTAGGGGTAGCCGATGCGCCGCTGGCTGCGCCAGTGCCAGTAATTGTTGCGCGAATGTTTCCCCCTGCAAAAAGCTGGATATTCGAAATATCCTCGGCTGTTCCTTTGTTGATTTGAATCGCTGTAGCTTCAGCGCCGCCTGTATCGTTTAGGGATTGAATCTGGAGCAGATTACCTCTGCCGATCATGCGCCAGTATTTCTGCCCCGTGCCACCAGCAGTGCTGCCTAACGTAAGAGCCCCAAACTGAGAAGCTTCAATCTGAAGGTTTGCAAGGTTGGCCGCAGCAACTCCATAAGAAAAGGGGGATCCGGTTTTTACTCCAACATTCCCACTCGCATCAACAAACAACCGCCCCGTGCCGCCCGTACTGATCGCAAGTTGATCCGCGCCAGGGCTATAAATACCAGTGTTAAGATCGCCAGTAAACGCAAGGCTGGGAGTAGCAGCAGCACCCGTTGCAATCTTCACTACGCCCGTGAACGTCGGCCCAGCGGTCTCCGCCTTGTCCGTGTTCAGGTTGGTGAAGTTTGTGTCAACCTCCAGGTGCGTCAGCGGGGCTCCCTTGCCAGCGCGGGTGACGATAGTCGTCATGGTTCAAAGACCTGGACAAATGTTGCATCTATTCTACTGCGGTCCGCGTCAAACATCTCTCTGGTCCACCCTCGGCAGATCCATTTGTAACTAACGACTTCGTTTGGCGGGGTCCAATCAAAAGAAGCCGAATCAAGTGCGCGTGCATCAAGAAAACTTTCTACAATATTCGCGTCGGCTTCAGACAAATTGAAGCTCAGCGCCCATTCCTTCGGATTTTGATGCAAGCCAAACGCAAGGCGTTGTTGATAACCATCTCCAAACTCGACAACTCTCGTCTTGGGAGCGCTTGTTTTTGTCGCGGAGTAATTGGGCTGATAGCTGGGGAAGGTTGCCATTAGGAAAGAAGTCCTCCGGGCCGTTTTTGTTTGATAAGTTCCTGCTGAACAGCATTTGCAACAACGCGCCCAAGCTGATTTGCGCTTTGATCGTCGCCTTGCACTTTGCTGCCGCTTGCATCAACATTCACAGTAACGTTGATCGACTCGCCCGAGCCGCTCGCATCGACACCCAGGCGCCCCCCTGGGCCGCGAGTGAGGGGCATGATGGCCTCTGGGCCGGCCTCACCCATCAACCCAGCGCTGAAGCCCGCCCCATCGGCAAAGCGGAACAGGGTTGGCGAGGAGACGATGGAGTTAGTGAACATCCCTCCTTTGGCAAAGGCGGTGAAGCCCCCGTCAAAAACGCCTCCGTTCGCGAGTGGCGCATATTTTGCAACGTTAGGATTCGAGCCAAGCGCTGTAGCAGCGTTGCCACCATCACCTCCCTTACCTCCAAACCCAGCAAACATTCTTGCAATGCCAATCGCGACATAGGTGGCAATCATTTGCGCGGCGGCTTGTAGCAAGGCATTGGCGACAGCGTTCAGGAATTGCGCAAAGACTTCCTGGGCAGTGGTTGTTCCTTTGACCAGCTCCGCAACTCCAGTTGTCATTGCCGTGCCAAAAGCATCGCCAACTGCAAGAACAGACTGCTGCATTCCCTCTGCCTGGACTTGCGCAAGAGTTAGTTGATTGGTCAATTCAGCAATTTCCCTGGCCTTGATGGCGCTCCCACTGCGCATCAGCTCAGACTCATACGCCTGTGCAGCGCCGCCGACAAAGCCAGCCCCAAGCCCAGCGCCAGTAGTTTGAATTTGACGCTGAAGTCCAGTTTTTTCCTCTTCAAATCGTCGCTGCTGAGCGAGCGCCAAAAGCTCTCTATCTAACTCGATTTGTTTTTGGGTATTAGATAGTCCAATCGCGAGCTGATCAATTAATTTTTGACGCTCTTGACCCTGCAATTTTGTATTTTGCAGAATTTCTTCGTTTTCTTTTTTTGTGTTTTTAATTTTTTCGGCAGCCTGAGAGTCGAACAAAAGCATCTCTTGTTTATCTTGAGATATTGAGTCAATAGCACCAAGCTCTGCCTTCGCTAAAGCAACAGCCTCGCGTCGCTGCTTAAGTTCAATCTGCCCGCGAGCAACTTCATAAAGCCTTTGAAGCGCTCCCTGCTCTCTTAATTTTGTCAGTTGCTGTTCAAGATTTAACGACTGACGTTGAATTGCTTCATCGCGTGCGTTCAACGTAGTCATTTGCCCGCCAACAGCTCCGGGCGAAACCATCGGTACGTTTGGTCTCTTGATTCCAGAAGAGGCTGATTGATATTGACTAACAAGAGGGTTAATCGCTTCCCCTGACTCCCAGGCTTTTGTAATAGTATTAAGTGCATTCCACGCGTCGCCAACAGAAGCGCCCTTCAGTGGATTAACGTGTGTGGTCACATGCGCACCAAATGTTCTCCCGGTTATGCCCTGAGCGCCCAGCATTCCACCAGCGGGAATTTTTGCCCCTTTCGCAACATTAATTTTATCGAAATGTCCAAGCAGCAGTTCATACGTTTTTCCGCCAAGCTTAAATTCGCCTGTTATCCAATTGCCATAGCCTTTTCCTGTAGAGCCAGCCCCCTTTCCCTGGAAGCCAGTGCCTGTAATCGTTAAATCTATGGGCGAGCGAACACCGGCTCCGCGACCACCCGGCATGACAATATCCCAGCCTGTTTTTTCAGCGTCAGGATCTCTCTTTCTTGAAGTAAAAGCTCCTCCACCAAAGCTAGCAGGTTTAGCGCCACCAGCTTTTCTCTTTGCTTCGGCAATTCTGGCCTCATCTTCAATCTGTCGCTGAATTTTCAGCCTATAATCAGCAACCTCCATTTCATAATTGAGAGTTGCGCGACGAATCCCGTCAATTTCTTTATTGAGTTGATAGATATAATTCTCTGTCTCTCGTTTTTGCTTGGCAATATCAAGCTCAAGCATTCTCTTTTTGCTTTCAATTTGCGCCTCACCCTCAGCTTTGGTGCGCATTACTTCTGCTTCCGCAGCTAAAACTTCTGCGACGCGACCTTCTTCATTCGCAATGCGACGGCGATACTCCAGATCGGCCGTTTCAATCGCAATTTGCTTGCGAAGCTGATCAGCCTCAATCTGTCGGCGTTGAATTTGTTGCTGTTTATTGAAAATATCTTCAGCAATTCGACGCTGCAATTCAGCGCCCTGACGCTGCAGGTCAATTGATTGCTGTTGAAGTTGAAAGCCTTCGCGATAAGCAGATTTGATTTCGTCTGCTACTTGACGTGATTTCTGGAAAACAGTTTCCTGCTCCTCTGGAGACAAAGGCTGAATTTTTGCCTGCTGCGGGGCGATCCTGTTGAGAATCTCTTCTCGCGCCTTTACTCCTGCTCCGGATATGCCAGCTCTCTCACCAGAAAGCTTTGCTAGCTCCGCAGCAAAAGCCTGTCTCTGGTCTGGCGTCAATCCAGCAATTCGCTCGCCCAGGCCAACAACTTTGTTGGACTCAACTTTTGCGCCAACAACCCTAGCAACAAGATTCAGAAAGTCGCCAACAGGCCCAGCGACAAGAGCCTGCATTTGATAATTCAACTCGGCCCACTTCTTGCTTAAATTATCTGCAGAAATACCAAGATCAATTAGATCATTGTAGCCTTCAACGCCAACTTTGCTGATAATTTGAGCTTGAATTTGCGCAGCAGCCTCCGCAACCCTTCCAGATTCTATTAATTTTGAAATATAGTACTCTTGCTGCCTACTTGCAAACAGGCTGGCCTCTTTAAGCTTGTCAAAATTCTCTGCTGGATATTTTAGGGCTCTACCTGTATCCTGCGCGGCTTGACCGAGCGTATCAAATGCGGTACCAAGCGCAGTGCCGATCAGCGAAAGACCAAAGCCCAGGCCGCCACCAGCAAAACCACCAGCAAAACCACCGACGCCACCGCCGATCGAGGCCCCCAGGCCTTGGCCAAACAGCAACGGGAACGCGCCACCGATCACGCCCTCGCTGATTCCACGAGCAGCCCTAGGACCAACGCGACGGGTCAAAAAGCCGGCCTCGGGTGAACGGCGTTCAGTTTCTCGACTGAGAATTCCAAGCTGTTGAGTCAGCTCTCGGAAGTCTTGAGTTGTTGGATCAATGCGTTGACGAAGCTCGTTCAAGCGAGCAGCTAATTCTTCAATTTGCTCTCCAGTGGCGCGAGCAATAGGAGCAAGATCACCAAGCCCCAGAGCACGCTGAAGATCATTAACATTTTGCGGTCCGCCTGCACCAGCGGCGCCGCCACGGCCACCGCCACCAAAGCCGCCAGGCGGCAAAATACCTGCAATGCCGCCAAGTACGGACGGAACAGCATTGCGAACTTTGTCTATTGCATCTCTGAGACCATCGGTAATCGTAAAACCAAGTATCTCAAGGGAATCGAGCAGAGAGTCAGAAATGCGTTGAGAAACATTTCCAATCGCAGAAGAAATGCCAAGTCTCTTTTCGCCCGTGATTACATCTGAAATCCTGGAAAGAGTGCCAGATTTTTGACCGGCTGCAATTCCGCGAGCTTCCTGGACAATTCGCTCTGCCTGCGTAAGATCAGGGCCTTGCTGCAAGCGGCGTGCAAGCCTGGCAGCGCCAAGGCGAGCAGAAGAAGTAAGAACTCGCGTGATCGCTTCAAATTGTGAATCTTCACCTTCCCAGAAATTATTAACCGCTGCTCGGTACTGCTTGATGGACTCAAGCACGACCCTGCTTGCGTCGGTCGAGCGATTGCCTTTCGCGAGAATATTCGCAGGCCCGGAACTTGGAAATTTTGTAGTCGAAAGATTATATGCGGGGAAGTAAGGGAAGCCAGAGCCAGGAGCACCTATAGGAGGAGTGGAGCCCGGCTGGAAGATTGGGCTGAAAGCAGCAGAAGACTGCGTTTGGCCGCCGAAACGCCTAAATACAGAAGGCGCAAGGCCAACGCCAAATGCTCTTGACCTGACAGGAAGCCCAGGACCTATATCGCCATAGCCAGGGCCAAGATTTCTTTGTCCAAAAGTATTGTTAAAAGCATTGGCAACAGAAGGTGCTGCCGATGCAATTTCAACAATAAATGTTGAAACTAAGTTTTCAACAAGCTCTTGAATAAATTTAGACGGGCTCGCAATTCCAAATGCTTTTTCGATCGCCTGTTTAATCACATCAGCGAAAGATTTAGCCGCCACAGCGGCGGACGAAGCACCTCCCTTAAGGCTACTGGAGAAAGTAGAAACTAAATTGTTGCCCGTTTTCCCCGCATTAGGAACAACACGATTAAAGTCAGTGACAATTTTGCTAATCTCTTGCTGAACTTGTTGCGACGACAATGCAGCTCCGAAACCGGACTCGCCTTTCGCCTGAGCACTTCTTTTCTGTGCAGCTAGGTAACGAGGGCTGCCAACCATAGTTGCACTGCCCAGGATTGGCGACGAAGGATAACCTTTTTGCGCGTCCCGTATTGATTTATCTGCTGCCTTGCTTGCCGCTTCGGCCGCTTTTTGTAATTTCAGTTGAGCGGATTCTTGTGCTTTCAGCCATCGCGGGCTTCCAACAATAGAAGTTGCCCCAAGTATCGGAGAGGACGGGTAGCCCCTTTGCGACTCCCTGAGTGCTTTATCGGCTGCTCGCTCAGCGGCGCGAGCAATTTGCTGTTGAATTTTCGCGGCACGCTCTTCTGCTAAACGCTGAGAATTCGCACGCCTCTCTGCAGCAGCGCGATCTCTAGCACGCGCTGCAACAAATTTTGGACTGCCAACCATCGTGGCAGAACCACCAATCGGAGAGGATGGATAACCCTTTTGCGACTCCCTAAGGATTCTTGCCGCTTCCGAATTTGCGGCCCTTTCCGCTATTGCGGCAACTCTTTCTTGCGCTCGAAGCGCTTTTTCTGCAGCTGCTCTTGCTCTTTCTTGCGCGGCAAGAAAACGTGGGCTGCCAACCATGGCCACAGTGCCACCGATCGGAGAGGCTGGATAGCCTTTCTGGGCAGCGGAAAGGGCGGCCTGCTCTGCTTTGCGCTGAGCCTGCAGAGCCTTTGGGCTGCCTGGGAAATTTACGCCTCCACCAACGGGAGAGCGTGGCGCAAATTTTGCAATTCTGCCGGCTGCCTCTTTTGATTCTCTCTCAATACGGCCTATCGCCGCACTCGCTTTTCTTAGGGCTTCGGAATACGCCTGCTGATCACCGCTACGTGAAGCCTTAATAACTTCCTCTGCACCAGTTCTTAGCTCTTTAATTTTTCTTTGAGGCTGCACCCCAAGACCACTAATTGCTGTAACGCGCTCTTGGAGCCTGCGACCAGCCTCAAAGCCCTTATTGGAAAGGGACTGAAGCCTATTGAACTCATTTTGGCTTTCAACTATTCTGCCAAGTTCTGTGGCAAGATTTCTAATCAGTCGAAGATTTTTTGATCCAGATCCACCAGCAGCATCGTAAGCAGCCTGAATACTACGCGCTTGCCCCTGAAGCTCCTGTGATAGCCCTTTGCCGCCGCCACCTCTAGAAAACTTACGGAGCCTAGTCTGAAAAAGTTCATTGGCAGCATTCAGCCTTGATTCAGCAATAATTCTCGATTCAGTCTGCCTAAGAAGTATTCTATTGTTGCTAATTTGATCCCTAGCGTTAACAGCTTCAGCATTGGCCCTTGAAAGCGAAACTCTCGCCAGCCTTTGCTCAACAACAGCCCTTCTTCTATCAGCAAAAGCGGCAAATCTAGCTTGTCTGTCTGGATCGCGAACAAATCGACCGCCCTCGCCACGCGGCTGCTGTGTACCAGCAACATTTAGACGAATCTGCGAACGTTGCAGAGCGCCAGAAGCACTTCTCCATTTTCTTTCTATCTGCGCAATACTATCTTCAATGGCATTTAGCTGACTGGCAAGATTATTGATATTTCTTTGACCGGCAACTAAAATATTAATCTGTGCGTCGTAACTAGCCACTTTGCTCGACCTGAGATTGCCAACAGTCTAGCCAAGCACGAAAAAGCCGCCCCCGAAGGAGCGGCGGATCAGCGACGACGAGCAGTTTTTTTGGCGTCTTCAATGAGTTTGTCGTTGTTTCGCTTTTTGATCTTGAAATAAGCGTTCCAAAGAATCATCTCCTCGTCTGTCATAGATTCCTTGAGCTGAGATAAGGTCATTTTCAACTCTTCTGCAAGAGCGAGTTGAAACATCAACCTCGAATCAGCCTCCAGTACCTTTTCAATCGCTTTTGATGTCGGGATCTTCTCCCTCACCACGAGGCCTCAGAACGCAAAGGATCATCTTTTGCAGATCCTCGTCTTCAACTTCCCTTTTCAATACAGGAATATCTCCCGGCTTGAAAAGTTTGTCGCCATTTTCGTCGAGTGCTTTCATGACCAAAAGCTGCATGGCGAAACCATTGGTGTCGCTGCCGCCTTCTTTTTGGGCGCGTTCACGCTCAGCCGCATTCAACGGCGTAACGTAAAAAACATACTCGTCACCGCTGCCCAAGGTAATAACCTGTTTAATGGGCTCAAAATTTGCGGCTTTGCGAAGAATGTCAACGGCCCTGATCGGGCCGGAAGCAGAAGGTGTGACGGCCATAAAGAAAAAGATGGTCGAGGCAAATCATAGTCGATCATTCTTCCAGCGACAAGCGCCAGCAGAATACCGCTCCGACCAAGAGTTGATGTCAGTAATGTAAGATCGCAAGATTCAAGCGAATCAGCGCGAAATCTCCTCCCAGTCCATAGAAGCGAGAATCGTGTCATCGCTGCTATCGGAAGCTATTACAAGAGAAATCTCGTACGGAGTGGAAGTAAAAGAATTGCGTTCAAGTTGAAACTTGAATAAGGCCTCTTTCAAAATATCAACGCTAGTAGCAGATTGATTTGAAGCGTTAAAAAATCCACTAGCAAGGATCCTTCCACCGGAATGCGATGTTCCGCTAATGTTATACGAAACTGCACTGCTTGCTCCAGCGTCAACCCAAGTGCCCTCAGCAGTTGTGCCACTTGCACGCACCTGCCAATTGTAATTTCCAGTTGAAATTGCCATTGCGGATATGGCAGTCAGAATTACAATCGCATCCAGCCGATTGGGACTTGTTTTCAATCTTAGCGAGATGACTGGATAGAAGGTTCCAGCCGTACCTAGGGTGCGAGGGGTGTTCACTGGAATTGAAACCGCCTGTTGAAGACCCCTGAGTTCATAGCCGCCCTCGGAAATGACGGTCGAACAAATCTGCTTCAAAGTGCTAGCGCCAGAAGTGGCAGTAGTATTTTCTATTTCATAACGCAAGGGAAGCGAGGCAGTAGTAATATAAGTACTACCAATAAGATTTGCGTGATTAAAAGAGTGACAATGGATGAAAACACCATTAATCGCAAAGCCGACGCGCACGCTTCCAACACCGAGCCATTCAATATCCATCCACATAATCTGAGCCTTGGTCGGATCCAAGGTGATTCCGCTTGGCCCGGAGCCATTGAGTTTGTCGGCACTCCAATCAGATTGCGCAACTCGTGTATCAACAATCACGCCACTCACGTAACTGCGCTTGCACAAATAAAGCGTGGAGTCTTGCAGCTCAAGATAAATGCCATTTAGCGTCCCAAAATATCCAACGCGTTGACGCAATCCTGTTTTCGCGGGGCTAAGCGCAAAAGTATTCAACGCAAGCAAAGACTTTCCTGGCTGATAGCTAAAAACTTTAGTAGTCTCTCGGTAAACTCTAGATCCAGACGAAGAGGTAACAGAAAGGTCGACAAGTCCTTGGTTTGCGTTGAAAACGGCTGTTCCACCAGTTGCCGTATCAGCAGTCCAGAGCCCGTTATCCGCAAAACGATGACTGGAGTCAAACAGTGTCAATGGGTTCGATACTCTGAGGCGCCCAAATGCGTCAACTGAGGCATCGGAAAAATCAGCATCAACCTCAAGCCGTCCGTCAGCTGTCGCGCCAATTTCCTTGGGTGCGCCAGTAGGCAGAGTTCCGTGAACAATTGCGTCGGGCATGATGATGGCTCAATAAAGAAAAAGCCCTGCCGAAGCAGGGCCGAGGAAGTCAAACAGCAAATCAGGTGGTAGCAAAGTCGAAGTTGACGTTTGCAGAGGGGCGGAAGTTGATGGCGACAGAAACGGCGTCATCCGGGTTGATGTTCAAGCCGGCCGAGGTCAAGGTCACTTCCATGTCAATGGAGCGACTCTTCGCTTCGTTCACGACACCGCTTACTTCGATCCGCTCAACATAGAGCTTCATCGCGGCACCAGCCTGCTTGCGCAGCAGAACGTCCTGGACCAGGCGGTTTGCAAGTCCGCTCTCTTCGTCGGTCATGTAAACCGTGGCGCTACCGGTAGCATCGCCAAAGCCAGAGATGTACTTGCGGAAGGGGACATACTGGCCCAGGGTCTGACCGATAGTTGTGCAGTCGATTTCAGAACGCGAGATGTCAAGGGTCCAATCGCGAACTTCAGCAACAGCTGCAAAATCGGCGTAATACACCTCGAACTTGTTGGGAGTTGCAGCAACACCAACATCGGTGATTTCCAGCGCAGTTCCACCAACACTGGTGGAAATTTGCATCGCACCGGTGGAGCTGTTGTAGGAAGTGACGTAATAGGTGGTTGCAGCAGAAATAGGAGTGGGCAGCGTGCCGGTTCCAGCGCCGCCTGTCTGGGTATTGACGAGCTTGAACTTAACAGGGTCGCCCGCCTTGAAATTGAAATTCGCGCCAGCATTGATAAAATCAGCGCCAACGCCGCCAACGGTCACATCAGCCGTGGTAAAAGTGGCTTCAGTACCAGCAGGCTTGTAATAGAAAGCACCGGAAACGCCGGACAGAGTGGTTGCCATGACGAAAAGGGGTAGTGACGTTAGTGGGCACTGCCCAGCTAAAGACAGGCTAGCGACTACTTGACGCTCGCCTGCCAACCGGTATCAATTCGGGCCATAAAATGCTCCGAAGTGTCAGATTGAAGAAATTTAGGCCCGTCGATTCTTCCGGTACGAACGTAAGTTAGTGTTGACGTTTTACCAGTAGTATTTAATGTTTGCAACACGTCGGCTGCTATTTTGATCATTTCTTGTGCCCTGGCGGGACCGGCATTTTTAGCGGCAAAACAGCGAATGATTAATGCGCCACGCGCATAATCGAGAGAAGATGTAAGAGTTGGCTCCGTCGTAAGGCCGAAAGTTACATTTATTCTTACATACTCCTTTGGGGCGTCAGGCGGAACAGCAGTTACGTTGTCGACGTAAACAGGAATTGATGGGACTTGGTCATTGAAGGCTGCAATCAACGGACCTTCAATTTTGGCGCGAATTGATTGATAATTCATCAGATACTCCCCTTGCGGATAAATGCGCGATCAACTCCTTGTTTTAAGTCCCTATTTAATGCCCCTCCTTGAATATAATTTGGGAACCAATCTTTTTCCGCAGTAATTTGAGAGGTAACGTCCTTGTCGGGATTATCCGCTACATCTGCAATTTGCCAGCGAAGATGCTCTTGGTCTGGCCTGCCCGTGCCAAATTTAACAACATCACCAATTGGATATGGCTGCTCCTCTGGAGGAGCAAACAAAGATTCCACCTCATCAATAGCAATTCCTGCATGAGGCGCCGTATTAACAACTTGAAACTGGTTATTTTTGCGCTCTAGCGATTTTTCAAATCTCTCAAGTGGAAAATTTCTCCTGTCGTACTTGTAAACTCGACCCTTGCCACGCGGGGGGCGCCCCGTTTGACCAGCTGGAACAACATCCCATGCTGAAGAAAATTCACCAGTCCAAGCAGGGCCGGCCTCCGCAAGGCCATTGGCAATTTCAACAGCAGACTCCTGAATAGCCTGAGCAAGCTTTCTGTTGATGTCCCTGCCCAGTTGTCTTGCGATTGAAAGATTGCTTCTGCGTGCCATATCAACCGAGCCTCGCAACAACTGAGTGCATTATAGGATTGTCGCCACGATAGGAAAGTATGTCGATAATTTTTGCAGTTCTGGTAATGCTATTTTGAGCGTACTCGATCGAATCTGTCGTCTGTGGGTAGTATCCCGACAGCAGCGAAGCAGCAAAAATAATTTTTACGTCCGTCCTTTGGTAAAAACCCTGAAGCTCTTCTGGTTTTAGTTGAGTGATAACAGCCTTGATTGCAATCTTTGTTGTCGATCCAAGAACGGTTCCAGTCTCAGGATCGTAAACTTGATTTGAAGATGCTTTGACGTAGGTCGCGTTAATCCCAAACTCACTGATCAAGGGCGCTGGGATTGAACCAAAAATCTGATCAATTAGCGCCATGACAAATCAAAACGGCCTACTGGCCCAACCACCATAGGAGGGGAAGACCTGGCCGCCCACTACGCGAATTCGATTCGGGCGAAATGCGGAATTTCCATAGTAGGGATCAACTTTAGCAACACTGTCTCGCGACACATAAGGCTGATTGAAACTAGCGTCAACCATGTAGCGATACAAAATATCCATCGAGAACGGGGGAATGTAGTCAATTCCCGTTTGCGGATTGTCGCCCTGCTTGAATTTGACGCGCAAAGCACCATCGCCAAGCTCGACTTCTTCATACTGGTTGTTACTTCTCAAGGAAGCGCCACCATCGTCAACTGCAACAGCCGTATAGCCGCCACCGCTACCAAGAAAAGCCGCCATGTAAGCGACTGCAATTTCAAAGTCAATTGGCAGCGAGTCTGTAGGCAGTTGACGCCCATCAACTTTGATGATTCGCGGCCAAGACAAAGATTGATCTTGTGTCGCAACAACACCCTTCCATTTGAGAGGGTTGATCGTCATTGTCGCGGCAACAAGAGTTTGCTCTTTTGGTGTGTTTCCCAGGGCAAGCCAGGCTGTAACACCAGCGCTTGCAGGAATTTCACCCAGAAGTGAAACGGCCCTCGCAACACTCAAAAAGGAATTCGCGGTGGAAGATCCCAGGGTCGAAACGAAGGCCATTGTCGCGCCTCTCTAAGGGGTTCAGCTCTTGCTGGCAGTGGTCTTGGTCTTGGGGGCAGTCGCAGGGGCCTTCTTGGGCTCCTCATCGACCACTGGTGCGGGGCAGGCAACTGGCTCGGCCTCGGCCTCTACCGGCTGCTGGGCTGCGCTCAGGCGGGCCTCTTCTTGCTCGCGGGCCAGGCGAAAAGTAGCGATTGACATGATTCTCCTCGTAGATAAAGCCCCGCCCGGAAAAACCAAGCGGGGCCAAAATTACAACTATCAGATGTAGCAGCGAAGCTGGGTAATCCGAATGTTGCGGTTATCGGTGAACACTTTGCTCCAGTTGGTACCGGTAGCAAGTTCAGCGTTGCTGGGGGAATTGCCAGCAGCATTACCGACCCAGCTGATGCCGTTGGGATGCACGAGGTAGTGCGTACGGTTGATCAGGTAGTCGATGCCCTTGAGGGAATCGCGATCGGTCTCCAGGGGGCTCTTGGCAGGAGCATTCGCATAGGCGAAAGCGCCAGGGCCGAAGAAGTAGGTGTGCAGAACATCAGCACCGCCAGTGCCAGCGCCAGCCTCAACAGGCAGCGTGTCGTCAACGAACACCGGGCGACCCAGGTAGGTACCCAGTTCAAGACGCTGAGCGGACAGACGCGTGTCGAGCTGCGAGGTGCTGGAAGCAGGAACAATCAGGTCCAGCTTCATCAGGGCGTAGTAGACGCGGGAGTGCATCAGGACGCCAGTCAGCTCATTGCCTGCGTCACCCAGCTTGGCGATGGCATCAACCATCACGCCGGACGACAGTTGAGTGGAGGTACCACCAACAGCGTGAGACGAAACCAGTGGGCCGCCGGTAGCAAACAGGCCCTTGATCACATTGATCAGAACCGATTGCATGTCGCGAACCCAGTACTGACCGGTGCGACGAGCAATGGCCTGCATGGGATCGGAACCTGCCAGTTCACCAGCAAGATCAGAAGCCTTCCAGGCGCGACCACGCATGTTGCGCACACCAGTCTGCACATCGCCAGCCAGGGTGGCGGCGGTCAGGCCAGCGGTGTCGTCCAGGATTTCGGAATCGCCGGTCAGATCACCGAAGAAAGGAAGATCAATCGTCTTGCCTCCCTTTGCAAACTCAGCCTGGATGGCTTCGTTGGTGACCATCAGGCCGGAAGTAACCAGAGCGTTACGGTTTTGCAGCTCTTCCTGCTGGTATTCCAGGAAAAGCTGAGGAATGAAAGGAATGCCAGCGAGCAGCATTGTTCTAGCCTCAAATGGGTTGACGGAAGTTGCGCCTGCGGCACGGCCGCCTTGCGTTAAAAGAAACTTGCGGTACAACCGCTATTTGGGGTTGCCCCCGCGAGGCACGGCCTCTATCAATGGCAGGATAGCAGCAACGACAATCACGCGTCTCAGCGTTTTTTCTTGGCGGCTGGCTTACGTTTTTTAGGCTTCATGTTGCTTTCGCTAGCAGCAATTGCCATCGCTTGAGCACGAGTTGTAACTTTCGCGCCCGAAGAAGACTTCAAGGTGCCCGCGTAAAATTCACGCATAACTTTTGCAAATTTGTTTTCGGCTTTGGTCTTTTTCATGGCATCGAAAGCAAATTAAAAAGCCCCGCCGAAGCGGGGCCAGGAAATTAAAATCAGGCAGTGGTATCCAAAGTCCAACCCTTGCCAGTGGCAACAGCTTTTTCGCCAGCGGTAACGGTTGCGTTTCCGGTGGTGCCGCTGATGTCCAGGGTTTGAGTGCCGGTCACAGTGGGCAGACCTGCAAACAGCTCGACAAGATTGGTGCGAGTAAAAGCAGCGGGGATCACATAGATACTGCCGCTTGCCATTCCGGCGTCATAGGACACGCGAAGGGCGGTGATGACTTCTTCGACAGCAGTGGTGATCTGCCGGCCGATGACGTTGCGATCAGTTTTGAAGGGCATGGCGATTGAGTTGAGCGCTCGAACACATCGTAATCAGGCCGCCCACGCCTAGCCTTTGAGTGCGTGGCAAGAAAAATGACAGAACGAAGAACCTGGGACACGCCGATTCGGTGTCGATGGAACCCAATCATCAGTCATATGCTAAAAGCAGTCGATCTGCACAACGAACTATATTTTGACTCAAAAAATATTTGGCACTTAAGCAAGGCAGAGGAAATAAGGAGGCAAATAATAGAATTAAAAAATTGGATTAACTTCAAAGAAAATAATTAACTACCATTTTACCTTATCAGACCAAAAAGCTGCAGACATTTTTCCTTTTGCAATATTTTTTGCATGTCTTGCCTTGAAAGAGCGACGGCGAGCTTTTTCTTTTTCGGTTTGTGGATTGTTACCAGCGCCCGAAACGCCTTGCTGTCCAAATCGAATCAACTTAACTTCGTCGCCATCTTTTGCAAGAACGGCATGAGACTTGGTTGGATGATTTGGGGTTCTCTTGGGCTTGTTGTAACCCTCGAATGTTTCGCCCCTGTAGGTAATTGACATTTCAAGAATGCGTCTATCATGAGCGTAGCAATAAAAAAGCCCCCGAGAGGGGGCGTTCATGCGAATAACGATCAAATCACATGTTCTGCAAAGCACGCCCGAGAACGGGATCGAGCTTGCCAGAAAGACGAGCCTCGGAAATGAGGCGCTTCGCTTTATCGGGATCTTTTTGAAGAATCTCAGCGGCCTTGGTTGCGTTCAAACTATCCTTGCTGAAGGGATTATTTAAATAAGTGATCGGTGCAGCGCGATTTGGCGCAATGCCCGATCCAGTCGCCCCGCTACCTGCAAAGTAAACAGAAAACTCTTCGTCATCACGAAGGCGGGAAACTGCATCACGAAGGGAGACAGGATCGTTTTCTGGCCCGTAAACGACAGTTGATTCGTCATCAAGCAAACGAAACTTTTCCTTCATCAACTTGAACAGGTGAGAAGGACGACGGCATTCAGCTTTTGAAAGCTCGTCAGTCACATAGCGCTCAAGTTTGTTCTCGCGACGCTTCTCCCGTTCCGTATTACGCTCTTGCTCAAGGCTTTCATTTACCTTGCGCAGGTCGCTGATTTCCTTGCGTAGCGACGCGAACTGGGCCTTCATGGCCTCGTCCATCGCCTCGGCAGGCGTCTGCCCAAGAGGGTTCGCAGGTGGCTGCTGCTGAGGCTCCTGCGGCTGGCTCTGGACGTTCTCCCTGGACCTGAGGCCCGCGATTCGATCCGCCAAGCCCTCCTCGTCAAGGTCGTCAGTCAACTCAATACCGGCAACCTTCAAAAAAGTGTCAACAGTTTTCTTTTTCCGGAGATCCTTAAGCAGCCCCTGATTGGTTGCCTTCAGCTTTGCGTTTTCGCTTTCAGCGCTTTCAGTTTTCTTCTGCAACGCTTCAAGCTGGGCAAGAGCCTCTTCAAAGGACTCCGGAGTCTGGGAAGGCATACAAAGTCAAATGGTGACTGACTAAATGATAGCACCGTCTGCTTCGCTTGTCTCAATGCTCATTTCGCGAGCCTCAAGATCAGCGCCTTCGCTCAACGGGCTGCTTACGTCAACTGGAATCTGCCCGCGATTTGTCATCTGGGGCACATTGACGCCAATACCAAGGTCTCGCGCAGTTTCCTTGCCGTCAAGCCCCATGTCATTCAGCATGTTCGCGACGCTGAAATCAGGCAGGCCTTCAAACATTTCGCCCGCCTCAAGCATCCGAAGGAACATTCCAATCGTAATTGCATTGCTATCCTTAAACAATGAACTAAGCGCCATAACTTGCTGAGAGTGGAGCTTAACAGGAATGAAGTTTTTACTGATCGTGACGCGAATTTGATCAAAGTTGCGATACGCGGATGCGTAAAGCAACGCACGATTCAACGCGTCCTCAAGAGATTGCACCAAAACAGCAAGCTGAGAATCACTTTGCGAGCGATCAAGTAGTTTTGCAAAGCCTGACTCCGCCTGAGTCTTGCCAGTTGTCATCGCGACAGCAGCAAGACGCTCCATAGCAGACTCAATGCGGGCGAGATTCTGCAAAGTAGCAGAAGCACCCTCCATCGATGCACTCATCAGATCAAATTTCGCATCAGGATTCTGTGAAAACAGTGCCCTGCCAGCACCCGACTTGATCTCATCATCCGGGCGCACGCCTGTTCCCGTGAGAATGGGCGAGGATGTAAGGTGAATTGATTCTGCAAGATCAGCGGAGACACTCCAATGATGCAAATTTAGACGCGCAATGTCAAAAAGCAAAGGGCGCCCACGGAAGAACGCCTCCTTTTTGCCCCCGAACACAGGAACAAAAGGAATGAACGAGACAGAGAGATAGCTTGTGTCTTCTAGCGAATATCTATCAACATCACCGGGCGAATTTGTTTTCGCGTAAAGGCGACAACGAACTCGTTGGGTACTTGTTGCAAGTTCTGGTTGATCATTTAGCGCGGAAACAGTATTATCAGCAAGATCAGTAATGTCATAAACGCGCACTGCGGGAACGACTTCCTCGAAGAATTCATTGCTTTCGCTTTGGCGACGAATTTCTGTCTTGACGCGCAAGTAAGTTGGGAATGCGCCGAATAAATTTTGCGTGCCAATATTGACATTAAACACATCATAGCGACACTCAAGAACCTGATCCATGCGCATCAGGACAAAATAGGGTCGCGGATTGAGACTTCTCTCTTCTGCGGCGGACAAATTAGGTGGAAGTTTGGGATATTCTACCCAAATTGCAGAAACACCCCCATCAAGCGCCTCTGTAAAAGCTTCTTTCGCGAAGGAAAGTAGAGAATGCCCCTCCAGGTCGCAGTCCTCAAAAAAATTCGACCACTGACCCGGAATAGATTCAGGCAGCGAAACACCCTTGCGAAGCGCGGTGCCCGTTACAAGATCGCGCAGGTGAGAGTAATAGTTCTGAAAGCTGCTCTGTGCGCGGGTTTTACGTATCTCGTAGCTCTCTGATTCTTCAAGATAGTCCTTAGGTAGATACTCGCTCGACGCTTCAAACAGGTGAAACTCAGGAAGCGTGCAAAAACGAATCGGCGCGAGACGTGCAATCTGTTCGGCTTGCTCTAGCGAGTAGGCATCAACACCAACGATGCCTTCAATGGCCTCCTCGTATTCGGGATGACGCCTTTCGAAAGGTACAAGAAAGTCGTCCGAGGATGGGACAAGCGAATTTGGAACGATTGCCACTGCTTTTCGGGACTTTTCAGCCATTCTAGCCCGCTAGTATCTCTACCTCCAGCGCGGACGGTTCAAATGAGCAGTTGCGCGAGGCATAGTCTGCCAAATTAGGTACCTGACAGAGTCGCCAGCGTGTGACAAATCGTTTTTCCCGCCCTTCATAGGCTTGTAATTCTGGTCGTAGCCCCAATTTTCAAGCGCCTGCAGTGTTTCTGCGCATGTTGTTGGGTTCACAAGCACATGATTGTCGTGAATATGCAGGTTCGCGTGTGCGATAGTCTCCGCGACGGGCGGATTTCTACGTTCTGCGATAACTTTAACGCCCGCGCCCCGCAAAATATCGTGATCGCTCTCGGTTGAGCTTGTACTTGCATGGCTTCCGCTCGCGTCTGGGTAGCAACTAACCATGCCCATGGCAAGTTGACGCGGGAAAGTCTTTTTGATATGTTCCGCGAGGTCGAAAGTAGTTCTGCAATTGTGCTCTGCAAACACGTGCAGGACCTGCCCATTCGGCCCTGGGCGCACAACTGCATAGCAGGACTGACTGTTCCCAACGTTGAAGTCCGCGCCCAAAACGATAAGCTCGTTAGGCTCCGGATGAAAGACACTTGTGCAGTGTTTTTGACGATCGAACTCGTAAAATACAGTTGCCTGCGCAAGATTAACAAATTCGCCGTTAAGATAGGCTTCGATCAAATTCGCGGGGTATGAATTTCTCAGGTTTTCAATGAATCCCGGATCAAGATATGGATTGTCTTCGGTTCTTGCTTTGTAGAGGGCTTTTTCATCGGAAGCCTCGCGTACAAATAAGTTGTAGAGCGCTTTGTGCCCTTCTGGCGTTGACGCGAAACAAAGCTGAGGGCAGTTGCCCACGCGAACGCGACCCTGAAGTTTGATAATTGCGGATTCGGCAGTTTGTGTAGATACTGTATCAATTTCATCAACGGTCATGCTTGCGGCATTAACACCGATGAGGCGATTATAGTTTTCAAATGAGCGCAGTAAAACAGTAGTATCGCCCTTAGCGAGCTTCAGCGTGAATACAGGCAGCGGGCTAGTGCGAAACTCATAAGGTATCGAGTAACGATCAAGAACATCGCGCCAAGCAGGAATTGCAACGTCGCGGAGTAGGGGGATAGTCGGCTCAAGAAATAGATGCGTATAGCCTGGGCTTTTGAAGCAAAGTAAGACTGACTTTGTAACTGCGGCAAAGCTTTTCCCGCTACCAAATCCACCACACAAGGCGACTAGGCGATGCTGAAAGTCGGTGACAAACTGAAATTGATGCGGGAGCAGATCATTGATGATTTTATTTTCACACGCGTGCTGATCGAATGCGTTGTTGTTCTTTTTTGATAATTTGCGCAGCGTCGAAGAGTCTTCTAACAGCCCGAGCGAATACAGCGCAGCTTTGTCTGCATAACGGCTACTGCGGGCTCTTGCGGGCACTACTTCTTCTTGCGTCGATGCTGATAGCTTATCTTCTTGCTGCTTGTCTTCTCGCGCTTGAAGCGTTTTTTCTCTGCAGCAGTCAATTCCTTGCTGGTCTTGGGAGTCTCCTCAGAGACGCGTCTTGAGGGACGGCACGCGGGGTAGCTGCGACGCTTCTCCCCGGCAGATCGCCCACACGGTTTGCCCGTCTTGATGTCAATCCACTCCTCATCGAACCAGCGAGACAAGCCCGAGGCGGCACGTTTCATCGTCTTGCTCATTCGCTAGCTACACGATAGCGTCCCCCTCTCTTTTTGTATTCACGTACTAACCAAGCATTTGCATAGGCGCTAGGATATACTTTGAATTTACGCTTTGCTGCTGCTTTTACACGAGCGTAAAGCGCTTTGTCAACAGGGACGTTTCTGCTCATTGCTCTTGATGTCTTTGCTCAACTGTAGCGAGCGCGAATAATTACTGAGTGGCAAGTTTGTAGATTATTTGTTGACTCAGGTATTGTAGGTTTAATGATAGATGTAAAGAGGCAGGGGAAAATGGGGAAAAAAAATTTGGGTTGACGGGTTAACGGTCCCGCTGCGCAAAACCCGGTCACCCCCGGTGGGCCCCGGCGATGGGGCCCTAGGGTGACGCGTCAAGCGGTGGCAACGGCGTCAGTTGCGCCGCTGCGGATCAGGGCAAAGGCCAGGCGGGTTGCGTCTGGCGCGAGCAAGTACTGAATGGCGACGTGAGCGGTTGGGGTGTGCTCGATGGCAACCCTGACGCGGGCTGGATCGTTTGCTGGTTGGAAGCTGTAAACGTGTTCCCTAAGCGTGAGTGCGGCGTTCATAGTGTGAATGGCGGGGTGTGAATGGCGGGGCCCTGTGATGGGCCCCTGGTGCTCGA